CACATAGAAAGTAATGCGCCTGCTAGCCAAAATGCTAATAAGTATTGCCAAAAATCTGTCATAAATATTCGTTTAAATGCTTAAGACTTCCTAAGTCATAAGCGAGTGATCCACTGTAATGCCCTGCATTGTTAATTGTGCCAAAATAGGGCGATTCGCACTCTGCCATCTCTGTAATCCAAAGAGTATAATACTTTGATCCATACTTTTCTTCATAGTTTATTCTTGTATCTTCTTTTAAAATTGTTGCAACACAGTTTTTTCGTACTGCCCAAACTCTTTCTCCAACTTCAAAAGTTTCAGATACACACTGTTCTGGTAGCATTGCATTTCTAATTGCTTCATAATCTGATTCAGGTAATTTTTGTGGTATACCTAATCTTTCTATAACTGCTTTAATAAAAGCAGGAGATCTGTAGAGTGCTTTTGCAATATCTGAAATGTTTGCCCCTTCTAAATAATAAGTCACGATGCTCTTCTTTTCGGCTTCAGTGACTCCTTTTCCTTTATTCTGTGATTTTCTTAAATCACGATATCTTATTGTTTCTTTATGTTCCTCAATAATATTATTGAGCCTTGTAGTGTTATATGTGATATTAAGAATACTACATGCTTCTTTTTTAGTTATAGGCTTTTCTGCCTCTAATAAATTAATAACATGCTGTATATTTGATTCTGTTAATTTTTCGTGTTTTTTAATCCTTGCTGCCAAGTTGACTCCCTAATAAAATAATTGTATAATGTATTATTTTTAATAAATCTTTTTCGTTTTTGCCATCTTTCTTTCCATAGCGTTGTGCATACTTGATGACATTTCCTAAACAAAAACCTTCTCCATGCTCTGCGTCAAATATAAACTCTGTGGACTGTATTTTATTCATACTATAATGTGCATCATAGGTAGAATCAATATAAGTTTTTAACTTATCTATTACTACATCTTCATTAAATTTATACTTACTCACTTTGCTGTAATCCTCTTTTCATAGTCTGCAAAATCTTCATTCCACCAATCAGGTTTATCACGGTGTGACCATGCTGCAAAAGTTGCTTTATCGAGGTGATAATAATCTCGATACGATTGTATTGGATTATCATAATCTCTTAGTTCTTCTGGCATTGCCAAACCGAAAGTTGTAAAACCTACTCGTGGAAGATTTACAGGATCTGGTAATTTGTTTACTACTTGTTCTACTGATTTGTGTAGTTTTCCATAGCGATAATGGTATTCATCATTCAAAGCATTTGCATAACAATGAACCCACTCATGATTGTCCAATGACTCCCTTGCCCAGATAGTGCAGGGATGGTTATACATCATTGGAAGGTAGGGTATGGGGCGTTCCTCTGGAGTCAAGTGTTTAATTTCAGCTTTCGCTTTGTTCATTACTTCTCTCTCCTCTGCATTCAATGCGCGAGGAACGTAACCCAAAAGTTTGTCTATCCAAACTGTTGTGCAAAGTATTTGTGCTGCTTCGAGTGGCATCTTAACAATATGCTTGTCAACATGATACTCTGCTGCTTTGTCTAAGTCCTCGTCAAGATAGAATAAATTCATCTATCTCTCCCAACACTTATAACCTTTACAATCCTTAACTGTATAGCCAAATGACTTACAATAAGGACAAGGTTTATCTTTTGTTTGCTTTTTTAGTTCTGTGAATTTTTTCATAACTTATATTATACAAAATATGAAAGGAAAAGTCAAGAACTATTTTTTATTTACCAAATGCTTTGCCAGCTTCTGAGATACCAAAGGCTCCGAGAGTTACCACTACGAAAGAGGTATAAATCGTATCACTGATTATAAGATCTTGTCCGAAAAATGCCGTAACTAGATCACAAAGACCAAATATTGTCATTAATCCAAAAGAAATAAAACCAATAATAGATTTTTCGTTTATATCATTATCGTCTAAGAATAAATCTATAAACTTTCTCTTTGGAGGTGCTAATTGATTCTTTGCTTTTTGTGCCTCTTCCTTTAGCTCTTTGATAGTATCTTCGGCATTATCTAGTTTATCAACTAGAGCCATATACTTCTCTAAGTCTATCTGGACTTCGTTTCTGCTATCTACTGTTTCTGCCATTATTTATCCTTTGCTTTACCAATATTGAAAGCACACCAGTCTAATAGTTTGTAGGCTTTTTTGACTAAGCCGTCATCTACTGGAGTTGGAGTTAATGCAGCAATAAGTGATGCTCCTGCAACGATCCAAGGTAGTACTTGAACCCATGCGATTACCCATTGAAAAAACCCTAACATAGTTCTCTCCATTTGCTCTTGCGAGCCTTTGCCTTTTAGGCTATTTCATATTTTATGATAGTATTAAGTTTTATATCTTCCCATCTTTTATCATGGATTCTATATGCTAAAATACTATCTGAGTCCGACTGATTTATTTTATTACTAAAATAAGTCGGATCTAAAGTACATCGAGCTATTCTTTCTTCACCAGACACTAAGCTAGTGAAATAAATATCTACGACATTCTTTTCTAAAACTGATTTAATCTCTGAAAAGCGTATCATAAAGGTTCGCCATTCAGAGGATTTTGATTGTTAATTTTTCTTTTTTCTGTTCTTGATGCTTGGTAGTGTTGAATATAAGGTTCTGATACCCATTTCATATAATCTTCAACTTTTATCCATTCAAGTGGTAAACTTTCATTAGGAATATTATTTTCTTTTACTAATCGTTCTAATACTCTTTGATCCCACTCTTCTGGAGTTTTTTCTTGTTCTACTATCCATAAATCTACTACTAATTTAGAGAGTTGATTATTTGGAAAGAAAATACTACCACTTAATAATTCTATTTTAGACTTATCTGCCCACTCAAACCAAGCAAAAGAAGGTACTTGTTGTTTTTCAAATACTTCCCAATCTGGTTGTCTTTTGAATAGTGCATCTGAATCTACATAAAATATATCATCATCTGTAGACTCTAGTGCCCATTTAATTATCATAGGCTTTTGTCCGCAGTTAAGTTCCCAACTATTGAGATTTTCTACTTCATAAATCTTATAACTAACCTTATGTTTATCCATTGAATCACGCAGGTTATTTGCATAAGATTCATAATTTGTATCTTTTGTGTAGAAACTAACTACTTTCATTTGTTATTTTTCCTTTTTGTAAAACTAAATGCACTGCATGTGCCCAATGTATATCTTCTACGAATAAGCAGTGCACTGTATCATATCCTAATTTTTTAATTGCTGTCAATCTTTGATTCCCTGCATAACAGAGAAAAGATTTACTTTCGTCTCGTGGTTGAATTAGATCTGGTCTTATTCCTCTTATTGCCAAATCATAATTCTCTTGTGTATTGTTAATCAGAATGAGGGGTGTTTGTAGACCTGCTGTCATAATGCTGTCTAACAAAGGTACATTCTCTTTATCCTTTACAGGCATAAATATTGTGTCAATGTGCACCATTGTAGGTGCGTATTCTGATTCTTGTAATATGTTGTTCTTAAATAAAAATGCCGATACTTTATCGACAGGGGACTCAAGAGTCCGTATGCTGGTATTCAATACCTAATTTCTCCTCGATTTTTCTAAATCTATTATCGATAGCATCCCAACTATCGAACTCGCACAAGTCTTTAGGAGGGTGCGAATGTTCCTCCAAGATAGCCACTCTATCTTCTATATGTTCAAGCCACTCTTCGTTTTCCTCAAATCGACTTTGAACTATGGGATTTCTATCAAAAAACTTAGAGCCTTTCATCATAACTCTGTAATCTAAATATTGTCTAAGTTTTTTCCACATAGTCTATAATTTCCTGAACTGTTGTTAGTTTTTCAACTTCTTCATCTGTAATTTCTATGTCAAATTCTTCTTCTATTTGCATAACTACTTCTACTACATCTAAACTATCAGCACCTATATCATCTATTAAACTTAGATCAGTATTGTCTATTTCAGTGTTGAAATGTTCTTGTAGTATTTTTATTATTTTAGTCTTTTTTGACATATTCTATATCCTCTGTAGTTACTGTTCTGTAGTATATTACTACTTGTTTTAATTCTTTAATGTATCTTTTTAGTTCTTGCATATTGTATGCCATTAACTCATAATCAGGTACTGACATAGCAAAAAATACTACTTGTCCTGACTCTTTTTCAACTCTTGCTAGAAATTCATCTAAGTTTTCAGCACTTACTACATACCAATAAGGCTCTTTTAAATCTATTTCTCTAGGCAATACAGGCTGAGCAATTTGCCTTTCTATTGGT